CCATGCCGCCTCTAGCAAATTTGCTAAATCCGCCGCCACCAGTACGACCACCGCTTCGCGCAATGCCCGCAAGACTAGCAACGCCCGGAGCTAAAGACTTGCCTAGCTTCAAACCAAACATAGTAGTAAGAAGTGGAAGAAGAGGTTCAACAGCTTCAGCAACCTTTATCATGGCGCTTGCTATTTTCAGTGCGCCCGTAGCTATAGCGTTGAATGGGCCACTGTCTGTAAACTTACGTATTAATGCTGTAAATTCTTCTCTAACCTTTTGTATTTGTACGCCTAGTCCCTGTTGTGCTGTTGCAGCGTCTTTTGCCGTAGAGCCACTAGCGTTT